CTTCAGCATTAATAGCAGATGAGAAGGGTAGTAAGGTAGGGGTAGGCAATTTTGTAATGGCAGTATCTTACACAGACTCATATGATGATTTAGTCTATGTATCTAACTTTGTCAACTGCGACCATGCTATGAAGTATTACAACGATAACTGTACGGATGCTAAGATAATGATGTGCCAGAATGAAGACTATTTGTATATGCCAATAGGACATAACTCAGATAGCTCATTTGACTTTGAACCTACCGACAAACAATCATGTGGTTTTGTTGGTGTACAAAAACCTAAATTTACGGAGGAATAATGGAAAGAAGAGATGAGGATTGGATTAACCCACCAGAGCCTAAAATGGGTTACAACGGATATTTTTTTGAATTAGATGAGGAGGAAGATAATGAGTAAAGGAAGCGGAAGAAGAAAGCAAGACATAACTGACGAGCAAATGGAGCAAGCATGGAACGCTATTTTTGCTGGACATCCTAATGAGGAACAGTTTGAAACAATTAAACAAAAACCACCAGTCGTTAAAGAAGATGATTATGGGAATGAGTTACCAAAGCCAAAAGCTAATGACCCTGATAGGTTTTATGATGAAAGTGGGGATGCGTAATGGCTAAGGTAAGTCCTACCCAGCGTACCCTTAAAAGAATGAGAGAGAGTGGTGACTATGTTCTAGTAAAAGTGGTTGAACGTTGGAACTCTCACGCATTTAAAAGGCAAGACCTTTGGAACTTTGACATACTAGGCATATCAATTACAGGCGAGACCCATGCGGTTCAGGTAACGTCATATTCTAATGTTAATGCCCGTATTAAAAAGATTGAAGAGTCTGAATACACTCCACACCTACGAGATGCAGATTGGGTATTACTTGTAGAGGGATGGAAGAAGGAGAAGAACGGAAGATATAAATCATATATATCTGACTTATCATAAACGAAAGGAGACCTAATGGACAATTATCAAAGATTCATTCATGTATCACGTTACGCTAGATACATACCAGAACTAAAAAGAAGAGAGAACTGGGATGAAACAGTTACTAGACTAACTGACTTTATCCGTAAACATCAACCAAAGCTAGGCAAAGACATAGATAGAATACATGATGCTGTGTTAAAGCTAGAGGTTATGCCATCTATGAGATTGCTTATGACTGCTGGCGAAGCCTGTGAGCGTGATAACATATCTGCATACAACTGTAGTTACCTAGCTATGAACAACAAACGAGCTTTCTCAGAAGCGCTGTACATTCTAATGAACGGAACAGGAGTTGGATTTAGTTGTGAGAGACAAGAGATTGATAAACTGCCACAGATACCAGAAAGTATTAATCCTTGTGATGATACTATTGTTGTTGGCGACAGCAAACTTGGGTGGGCGAAGGCGTTTAAAAAACTTCTATCTAGTTTATGGGAAGGTGACATACCGACCATTGACTACTCTCGTGTTAGACCAGCGGGCGCAAGGCTTAAAACATTTGGTGGTAGAGCATCAGGACATGAACCATTAAAGAGACTGTTTGACTTTGTTACTGAGACATTCATTAACGCTAGAGGTCGTAAGCTAACATCATTAGAAGTACATGACATCACTTGTATGATTGGTGAGATTGTTGTGGTAGGTGGAGTAAGAAGGTCAGCTCTTATATCATTATCTAATCTTACTGACAAACGTATGAGAGAAGCTAAGATAGGTGCTTGGTATAACGAGAATCCACATAGAGGTCTAGCCAATAATTCAGTTGCCTATACGGAGAAACCCGATATGGAGGTCTTCATGGAAGAGTGGCTATCATTAGTTAAGTCTAAGTCTGGTGAGCGTGGTATCTTTAATAGGGTAGCATCACAGAAACAAGCCAACAAATGGGGTAGACGTGATGACTCTTTAAACTACGGGACGAATCCATGTTCGGAAATAATTTTGCGAGATAAGCAATTTTGTAATCTGACTGAGGTAGTAGTGCGTGCAGAAGATACAAAAGAATCATTGCTAGATAAAGTAAGGCTAGCAACTATACTGGGTACTTTTCAATCAACCTTAGATAAGTTTCAATTCTTATCTGCTGAATGGCATAAGAATACAACTGAGGAAAGATTGTTAGGTGTTTCATTAACAGGGATTATGGATAGCAAGATGATGGCTAATCCTGACCCTAAATTTTTAGAGGAGATGAGAGATGAAGCAAGAAAGACAAATAAAAAATATGCCAACCTCTTGGAAGTTCCTGAGTCTGCTAGTATTACCTGTGTTAAGCCTTCTGGTACTGTGTCTCAACTTGTTGATAGTGCCAGTGGGATTCATTCTCGACATAGCAATTACTATATTCGGACTGTTAGAATTGACAAGAAGGACTCTCTTTACGAGTTCCTTAAAGACAAAGGAGTTTCTGTCGAAGACGAAGTATATCGTCCTGATAGCACCGCAGTGTTTGCATTTCCTATTAAAAGTCCTAGAGGGAGTATTACAAGAGATGATAGAAGTGCTATTGAAGAGCTTGAAACTTGGCTAATCTATCAGAGACATTGGTGTGAGCATAAACCTTCTGTAACGATTAACGTTAGGGAGCATGAATGGCTAGAGGTAGGAGCATGGGTATATAAACACTTTGATGAAATATCAGGGATTAGTTTCTTACCACACTCAGACCACAGCTACCAACAAGCACCATACCAAGAGGTAGATAAAGAAGCATTCAAGAAAGCATTAAAAGAAACACCTCAGTTAATTGAGTTTGAAGAGTTGATTGAGGAAGACGATAACACAGAAGCCAGTCAGACATTGGCTTGTACTGGAAACAGCTGTGAAATCAGTTAATTGTTAATTCTAAGCATGTCTCTTACAACCCTTTGTTTACAAGGGGTTTGAGGGGTGCTTAATAAATATACATTAGATGTAGAAGGGGACATCAAGGATGACTTGCATAGCTCTCATCTGACCTTGTTTATTTTTTAATTAACATAAGGAATAAACACATGAACACATGGACAAAACCACAAGCAACAGAAATGAGATTTGGCTTTGAAGTAACTATGTATGTAATGAATAAGTAATACAGTTCAGAGGACGACTTCAAGTCCTCACTAAATTTCGGAGGGACTGCTTTCCTTCTCCTGAAGCAGTTTAAATCCCTCCACTTAATATAGGAAACAAAATGGGCGCACCACTTAAAAATCAAAACAGCACTAAAGAAAAAAGAGTTTGGGGCAAAGTAGTACGCAAACTAGCAGTGCAAGAAGATTATAAAAGGCTACATAAGGTAGCAGAAGCATTATTTAAAAAAGCAGAAGAGGGCGATGTTGCCTGTATCAGAGAATTGGGAGACAGAATCGATGGAAAAAGTGAACAAACAATTAGTGGAGACTCAGACCAACCTATCACAATCGTTGTCAAAACAGGTATTGACGAGTGAGAACGAAATTAGCACAGGCTATTCGCCTAGAGAACCTCAAAAAGAAATTCACAAAGCCATCAAAGATAATAGATGGACTGTCGCAGTGGCGCACAGACGTATGGGTAAGACTGTGTGTGCTATCAACCAACTCATCCACTCAGCTCTCAAATGCGAAAAGAAAAATCCACAGTTTGCTTACATCGCTCCAACGTATGGTCAAGCGAAAAGAATAGCTTGGAATTATCTTGTAGAATATACAAGACCATTAGGAGGAACAGCAAATGTTTCAGAACTTCGTGTTGATTTTATGGGACGTCGTATTAGTTTGTATGGCGCTGACAATCCTGATTCCATTAGGGGTATTTACCTTGATGGTGTGGTCATCGACGAAATTGGTGACGTACATCCTTCACTGTTTACAGAAGTTATAAGACCAGCCTTATCTGATAGACTCGGATGGGCATTATTCATTGGAACTCCAAAGGGAAGTAATCATTTTAAAGAGCTAAGAGACTTTGCAGATGATTCTTCTAACGATTCATGGACTTTGCGTGAGTTCAAAGCAAGTGAGACTGGTCTTATAGCAGAAGAAGAACTTAAAGATGCTCGTAAGGCTATGGGCGATAACAAGTACGAACAAGAGTTTGAAGTATCTTTTGATAGCCCTATCATTGGTTCATATTATGGCGAAGCTATAAAAGACTTAGATAGTCGCAATCACATAAGAGAGATACCATCAGAAGCTTCTACACAAAAATTTACAGCTTGGGATTTAGGTATATCAGATTCAACATCTATTTGGGTGTGTGAAACAATAGGTGGTGAAGTTAGGCTGATGGATTATTATGAGAACCACGGGCAGAGTCTCGACCACTACATTGCTTATTTAGATGAGAATGGGTATCGGGATTATGTCCACATATTACCTCATGATGTAATGACAAGAGAATTGCAAACTGGTAAATCCAGATATGATTTCCTAACGGATGCTGGTCTTAACATAGAAGTAGCACCAAAGAGTTCAGTAGAAGATGGAATACAAGCAGTAAGGAAGATGTTACCCAGTACATGGTTCAACAAAGAAACAACTAAGTTTGGACTAGAGTGCTTAAGAAACTATCGTAGAGTATTTAATGACAAATTAAATGTGTACCAAGAGAAACCATTACACGATTGGTCAAGCCATTGTGCAGATGCTTTTAGATATTTAGCAATAGGTATAGATACAGCTGGCAACACTAAGAGAAGTGATTGGGGTAAACCATACGAATCAACATATGATGGGGAATCATACAAGAACCAGTATATGTAGCTTTAGATTTAAAAATAATCCAAATCCCTTGCTATGACTGCGTTACAAAGCATTGACAACAAATGACCTACAGCCCTTTATTTATAAGGGTTTTGCTGTTTTAAGCTTGAATTATGTCCCATAGAGCAATTTAAAAAGAACAGGTGAGGGGTAGTCCTACCTAAACAGAATAATAGGAGAAACTATGTTAAATGTAATCAAATGGATTAGCTCATTACTTATCATATTAAGCATGATACTAACATCAGCTAACATCTACCCAGCTAACTTATTAATTGCAGTGCTACCTACTATCGGTTGGATATATATCTCATTCGTATGGAAGGATAAAGCATTAATAGCTATGAATTTCACTGCACTTACAATCTATTTACTAGGCATCACTAACTATCTGCACCAATAAAGTGCATAATAAACAATAACTTGAGAGATTAAACAAAATATGAGCATGTCAGAAGAACAACTAAAAGCATTACTAGACAACTACATTGAAGACTCACAAAATGCCTACTCAGAGGTAGATGCAGACGTACAGAAAGCTGTCAGTTATTATCTTGGGAAACCATTTGGTAATGAAGTATCAGGCAAGTCATCAGTTGTTGATAGAAGTGTGGCTAGTGCAGTAGATGGCGCACTACCTCAGCTCTTAAAGATATTCACACAATCACCAGATGTTGTAGAGTTCACACCACAAGGCGATGGAGATTCAACTGTAAGTGAGAACGTCACACAATACGTCAACCATATCTTTACAAAGGATAATGCTGGCGCTATTTTGATGCACAACTGGTTTTGGGATGCACTCGTTAACAAGTGTGGCATTATATCTGCACGATGGGACGAGAAGACTGATGCAAATGAAGAAGAATACTTTGGACTAAGCCCAGATGAATTAGCTATGCTTATGCAAGAAGATAGCGTTGAGATAGTAGAACAAGAAGAGATTATGGGTGAGCCTATGCCAGTTGGTGTAGACCCGATGACTGGTGAGCCATTAGTGCAGAACGCACCATCAGTATTTAACGTTAAGCTAAAGAAGACAGTAGATGCTAGTAGAGTAAAGATAGAGAACGTACCCAACACAGAGTTCATGATAGACAGACATGCAGACTGTATAGATGATGCAAGGTTTGTAGCTCAACGCAAGATGCTAACAAGAAGTGAGTTGGTTGCTATGGGTTATGACAACAACATAGTCGCTGAACTAAGCACAGATGATGAAGTAGGTCTAGGTGTAGATGGATTTGAATACAATCCTGTTAACGCTGATGTTAATAACACAGACCCAAGCCAAGACTTAATAGCTTACTATGAATGTTACATAGACATAGGCGAAGAAGATGGCATGGCTAAGAAGCATCGTATCTGCTATGCAAGTAAAACAATACTAAGTGATGAAGAGTGTGACTATGTTCCATTCTATTCATTATGTCCATTCCCAGTACCTCATACATTCTATGGTCAGTCTATGGCTGATAGAACTATGGAGCTACAGTTCATTAAGTCTACCATTACCCGACAAATGCTAGACAACTTGTACCTGACTAACAACTCACGAGTAGGTGCAGTTGAAGGTCAGGTTAACTTGGATGACTTACTCAACTCAACAGCTGGCGGTATCATTAGAATGAAGAACCCTAATGCTATCGTACCATTACAAGTACAATCATCAGCTGGTCAATCATTCCCTATGC